TTGGCTTAATAATAGAGATAAGACTAAGTGGCAGGAAGATCCTCATAAAACAGCTAATGATAAGAAACTCACAAAGCTTAAAGAGAAAGAAGTTAATTCAAAAGTAATTGAATAGGAGGGAAAGGATGCTTGTTTATTGTGATGAGTGTGGGCATGAGTTTGATTTCAGCAGTGTTAAGGTAAAGAGTAAGTGGATTGATAAAGGCATACAAAAGAAATATTATAACTGTTCTAAGTGCAATAGTGAATTTATTATTGTTATTACTAATGCTGAAATACGAAGGCTTAGCAGGGAGTATAAGGCTTTAAGAGATAAATATAATAATATACATCTAAAATTAAAAAAGCTAACTGTGAGGCAGCAAACGCCATATTAAATAATATGGTTAATCTATTGGACGATTTGAATAATAAAGCTGATGAATTGAGGAAACAGTATGAAAGTAACCTGTAAATATTGTGGCATAGTAAATAAACCTCATAAGTGTCCTCATAATAAACGTAAAGCTGATAGAAACAGGATAGATAATAAAATATATGAGTCTAAAGAATACAGAAGTTTAAGGGCAGAAGTTTTAGAGGATTTTAATTATACTTGCCTTTGGTCTTTATATGTTGATGGTAAAGTTATTGAAGGTGATAGAACGCACCACATAATTGAAATAGTACAAGATGAAAGTAAAGCAGTTGAGTATGATAATCTTATTTCTTTAAATAATAAAGCTCATGAGGAAGTTCACAGGCTTTATAAAGAAGGATTAGGAATTAAAGAAAGTATTCAGGATTTACTTTTAAATATGAATGAAAGTTATAAAACTGGAGATAAAACCTTAGGGAAATACAGAAAACAAATAAAAAATATATATCCCCCCTATGTCTCAATTTTTTAAAGGAAAGCTTTTTCATCAGAACGGGGCTACCTTTCTTCACACGAAATCTGTAAAATGAGATTTTTAAAATTTGACTGGAAGGAGGTTTTAATTTTTGGCAAGACCAACAAAGAGTGCAAGAGTTTTAACACAGTGTTCCCAAACTAAAGATGAAATTAATGCAAGGATAGAAAATGAAGAAATGTTAAAAGGAAAATCTGAGGTACATCCAACACAGGAGCTTACAGAAAATCAATTAGAAATATTTAATTTTATAAAGAATGAGTTGAAAGAATCTAAGTTATTAAATGGACTAGATTCTTTTTTATTAACTCTTTTTTCAATAACAGCAGATAGATTACAATTCATAGAAGATAAAATAAATAAAAAGCCAAGTTTAGCTTTTAATAAAGATTTAATATCTTCTAAAAAGGCTTATACAGCAGATTTTTTAAGGTGCTGTAATGAATTATCTCTATCTCCTCAATCAAGGGCAAAACTGGCTAATATAAATGTTACAGCTAAAGCAAATAAAGAAGATGCAGCACTTTCTATACTAAGGAAAAAGAAACATGGACATAAGAGAGAGTAATGCTTATGATTATGCTCTATGGTGCATTGAAGAAGATAATGATAAAGTTGGAAAGTATATAAAGAAACAATGTATAAAATGGCTTGATATTGTAAATTGCAAGGATGAAGATGCCTATTTTGATAATGAAGATTATGAAATTATTTATGATCTTTTAGGTTTGATGATACATCCTGATTTACATGAACCACTAAATGACTGTTTAGAGGATTATGCAGAGCTTTTTATATATGCCACTTTATGCACTAAATACAAAGATGGCAGCAAGCTTTATATTACAAGTCTTTTAGAAATAGCAAGAAAGAATTATAAAACCTTTTATGCAGCAATAATTTTTATTTTAGAAATGATGTTGGAGAATGACTTTGACAGATATTTTTCTGTAGCACCTGACTTAAAACTTTCTAGTGAAGTTAAACTGGCTATTAAGAAAATAATCAAAGTTAGTCCTGATATTGCAAAGCATTTTAAGGTTACAAGAGATTATACAAGATGTAAATTCAATGAAGCTGAATATGTGGCTTTAGCTTATTCAAATGACAACATGGATGGAAAGCTTGCAAGGTTATGGCTTGCAGATGAAGCAGGTAATTTAGATTCTTATCCAGTTGAAGCCATGAGATCATCACAGATTAATTTATGGAATAAGCAGGGCATAATTATTAGTACTCAATATCCTAATGACAATAATGTTTTTTTAGATGAAATTGATTATGGCAAGAAGATACTTGATGGACTTGTAGAAGATAAAAGATTTTTTTGTTTGTTATATGAGCCAGATGATGCTTTAAGGAAAGAGTGGCAGACTAATGATCTTGTAATATATCAATCTAATCCTGTATCAGTAGATAATGTATTGATGTTTGAAGAACTTAAAAAGAGCAGGACAAAGGCAATTCTTTATGAGAATAAGAAAGAAAATTATCTTTGCAAGCACAACAACATTCAATATAAGGGGTTAGGTGCTGAAGGTTATGTTGATATTGATATAGTTAAGGAATGCAGAATTGTTGAAGATTTAGAATTTTGGAAAGGCAAAAGGGTATTTCTTGGCTTAGATTTATCAATGACAGAAGATAACACCTCAGTTTCTATGATTACTGAATATGAAGGATATTTGTATGCTAAAATGTGGGCATTTATTCCTAAGGATAGAATAGAAATTAAATCATCTAAGGAAAGATTAAATTATAACAAGATGATTGATAATGGAATATGCTTTGCTTGTGGTGATGATTCTATTTCTTATAAATTTGTAGAGGACTTTGTTATGAGTCTTGAAGAAAGTTATGGAGTTGAGATAATTCAGATAGGATATGACAGATATAATTGCAGGTCAACAGCACAAAAGCTTGAAGCAGCAGGATATGAAGTTGTAGAAGTTAAACAGCATAGCAGTATTCTTCATGCTCCAACTAAATTATTAAAGGAATATATCTTACATAGAACTTTTAAATATGATGATAACAGGCTTTTAGAGATTAATTTTTCTAATGCAAGGTGTACTGAAGATACTAATAAAAATAAATACGTTAATAAGAAAAAATCAGTAGGAAAGGTTGATATGGTAGTAAGTACAATTATTGCAGTGTATCTATTGCAGGAAGAGCAGCTTGATAATTCTGATTGTACTATTCAAGTAGTTTAGAAAGGAGGTAAATAATGAAATGGCCTTGGAGAAAGAAAGAGGAAAGAGGACTTTATGAAGATTTAGCAGAGCTTTATACTTTACTTCAAACTACAATTACAGAAGATGATATTGATAGAGAAAAGGCAATGAATATTCCTACAGTTTCAGGATGTATAAGGTTAATTCAAGATACAGTTAAGACTTGTCCTATAAAGTTATTTCATGAAGTAGATGGCAAGGTTCAGGAAGTAAAAGATGATCCTAGATTAATTTTATTAAATGATGATACTAAAGATACTTTAAATGCTGCACAGTTCTGTGAAGCTATGATTGAAGATTTTTATTTAGAAGGCAACAGTTATGCTTATATAAATAAGGAGAGAAATAGGATTAAAAGTCTTCATTATGTTGAAGAAAGTGCTGTGAGTATTAATTGTGGTGTTGATCCTATTTATAAGGATTATGATATATGGGTTAATGGTGAAATGTACAAGCCTTATGAATTTTTAAAGCTAACTAGAAGGAGCAAAGATGGAGTTACTGGTAAAGGAATATTAGAAAGTAATAAAAGGATTTTAGCAGTTGCTTATAATTCTCTAGTCTATGAAAATATTCTGGCTAAAACAGGAGGAAATAAGAAAGGATTTATAAAAGCAGAGAATAAATTAGATGATGCAGCTATAAATAAATTAAAAGAGCAGTGGAACAGAATGTATTCTCAAAATACAGAAAACTGTGTTGTCTTAAATAAAGGATTATCTTTTCAGGAAAGTGCTTCAACAAGTACTGAAATGCAGATGAATGAAAATAAAATAACTAATGCTGATGAAATATGCAAGCTGTTTGTAGTACCTCCCACAATGCTTGGAGGAGATGGAAAAGCAAATGATAATGACTATGAAAATTTTATAAAACTTGCAGTATTACCACTTTTAAGAGCAATACTAGCAGCACTTAATAAGGACTTTCTTCTTGAAAAAGAAAAGAGTTCTTTTTATTTTGCCTTTGATGTTAAAGAGATTTTAAAAGGAGATATAGAAAAGAGATTTAGGGCTTATGAGATAGGAATTAAGAATAAGATATTAACTATTAATGATGTTAGATATGAAGAGGATAAAGAACCTATTGAAGCTTTTAATGACACAGTAGTTTTAGGATTAAATGATGTACTTTATAACACTAAAACAGGAACCATTTATACACCTAATACTGATAAAACAAGTTCTATGAAAGGGGGTGAAAGCAAAAATGAGAGTGGAGATAAGAAATGACAGCGTACTTATTGATGGATATGTAAATGCAGTAGGGAGAGATAGTAAGCCTATACCATATCTTAATGGAAAGTTTATTGAACAGATAGAACCAAGAGCCTTTGATAAGGCTTTAAATAAAACTGATAATGTAGATCTTTTATTAAATCATGATGAAAGCAGAAAGCTTGGTTCAACTAAAGAAGGTAATCTAGAACTATTTGAAGATAATATTGGACTTAGAGCTATTTGTACTATTACTGATAAAGATGTTATTGAGAAAGCCAGAAAAGGAGAGCTTAGAGCGTGGAGCTTTGGGTTTACTGTAGATAAAGATAGGTGGGAAGATACTAATAAGGGATATCAAAGAAGGTATG